CAGGCTTTTTTCTTTGGGTGCTTAAGGTGATGAATCTCTGTTCAAGGTAATGAGCCTCAACCAGAGCGCGTCACGCATCCACTAACAGGGATAAGTGTACTAACTTGGAACAGATGATGCAAACTTCATTAGCTTATTTAAGCCTCAGTAAGCATCTGAAAGCCTCATACCATACAGTCATACAGTGAAACGGATTTTAGTTCCGTGCTTCTCAAAGGCGCAGATGTCTGCGCCTTTGGGGATGATTCCCAGCGCTGGGACATTTGCGATTCGATACCATCAATCAAATGCGGTATTGGCAAATCTGCCAACGTTGGCAGATCTAGAGCCACAGAACCGCTCAGCGCTGAGCGGTATACAATCCATTGATTTAATTACTTTCTCAGATAATTTTCCCAATCAGGGAAAATTGTGGTCACATCAAACTTTTTCTTCTCATATCTTGGCCCTCTTTTCTCTAGAATTTCATTTAATTCTTTCGGCATAATTATTTCTAAAATGGCATTTTGTATGTGCTGGCTAAGGTTCTTAGATGGGAGTTTTTCTGCGTTATCTTGCACATATTTACGAATCTGAGACTTAGCTTGGTCATACTGCTCTTTAGGTTTTGAGTGCAGTTTGGGTCTTTGTTCAACCAACCATGCACCAAGATAGTCGAAGAGCAAGTCATCTATCGATATGGTTGTTTTTTTGCCATTAAGAGTAACATGTATACGCATAAACTAGCCTCAAAGTGATAACATTTTATCATGTGCCGATGCGCTGTGAATGATAAATATTTATCACTATGATGTCGAATACAAGTGATAAATATTTATCAAAAATACCTTAAGCTATTGTTTTTTAGTAACTAAATTTAAGCCTTCGGGTCAATTCCGTTGCGCTTAAGCTCTGCTCTCCCAAGCTCTTTGAGCCAATTCCCTAAGCTAACACCTTCTTTTTTTGCTTGTGATTCAAACTGTTCTTTCAGTTCTGGTGAAATCCTGACATTGAACATCGGGGCTTTACCTGCCCCTTTAGGGCTTTTATCTCGCAAGATAGTTGACATGTATAGACCTATAGCTTAGTGTTTGCTTATTAGGTCTATACCTTAACACAGGGAAAGGTCTAGAGAAACGGCCATAACAAATGTTGCGAGCACTTGCTATGGCCTAACCAGTAAACCGTTATGCGTAGGATAACAGTCATGGCTAATGATAAGTCTAACGATTCATTTGGAACAAACCAAGAAAGTGTTTTATCTGCGGTGGTCAGTGGCGTGATTCACAGTTCTCACGCTAAAACGACATCGGAGGCCGAAGGCTTGGTTTCTTTGGGAAAGAAAATATTTGCCTGTAAAGAGGAACTGCAACATGGTGAGTTTACGAACTTTCTTCACAGATGGCGCATAAACTTGCCCGATGCACGTAAAGCGATGCGAATCGCTCATGTGTTCGGCGGTGACACACCACGAGCCGCAATTGCCAAAACAGATATCGGCAAAACGAAGTTAAATCTGCTTGCCCGGCTGGATGAAGTGACACTGGATCTCCTTGCCAGTGGTGGGGCATATAACGACCACACGCTTGATGATATTCTTCGCATGAGCGCCAGAGAGTTGCAGCGCGTAATTCAATCTGGTGAAGATATTATTTGCGAAAGAACGCTAACCAATAAAGAGGATATCTCATCTTTGCCTGTTGAGGACGAGTTAGATAAAAAGGCAGGAATAAAACAATCAGGCCAAATCGAAGAGAATAAAAAGCAATATTGCCGCGAGTTACTCAAAGTGGCATTGCGTTATTCAGACGAAACCGAACTTAACGCAATAACAAAATTTATTGAACATATGATTGCCTGTGCTCTGGCTGATAAATACAACCCCGGACTGAATGCTGCCAGTTATGAAGTTTATAATAAATTCGCTATTAGCCGGAGGGCTGCACAATGAAACAGGCTGAAACTCAAAATACTTTCCGTGCGATGCCGTCATTTTCACAAGGTGCCTCTGATGATATTATGTTTTTAAAGACTGATGCTAATCAGGAGTTAATTTACGACTCTGCCACCTACCGACTTGATGCAGTTCGTAAGCTACTTGATTTTGCGTCTACATTAGGTACGGATAAATCATGTGCATCCTCTGATGTTTCTATGGTTACGGATGCTGCTGGCATACTGGTTACTGATGCAATGGCGCTACTTGATGGATTGAGGAAAGACAGACGGCCTCAATAATCTGGCGTAATCCCGCGAAGCCCCTCCTCTGAGGGGCTTCTTCATATCTAAAGTACATTAAAAAACATCCCCGCCCACACCCGATATTATTAACTGACTTTAACAAGGTGCTGTAACGCTTTCTAAGCCGTCAGGCTGGTTTGCTGCGGTCAAGGTTCGCCTTTACCGCCAGTCGCACGCTGTAAAGCTTTATAAAGCCTTTTCTGACTGAATTACTGATATTGCAACGGGTGATAGTCATGACCAACAAACAAAAAATGCGTCAATCTGCCGAAGTGCTTAGTGATATGGCTACGCACATTTCCTGCCGCCTTGTCATGTACGGTGTCGATAAACGTCAGTCTGAATCTATCGCTGTAGACATCATGGCGTATCTGTCAGATGTATACGGCGGGCTTAACCTTTACTTCCCAAAAGGAACAAAAGACCAGAATGAAGAGAAATATGATCTGGTTTTTGCAGACTTTAATGAAGGTATTCCCATCGCTGAAATAGCGAAAAAATACGGCTATTCCCTGCAATGGATTTACAACATTATCGCCCAAAAACGCCGTGAATACAGAAACAGCCTGAAAGATAGCGCTGCCAGACACTAAGCAGCAAAGCACTGTTTACACATCACAACCGAGAACAGGTAAATGACAAATCTTAATTTGGGCAACTGGAAAACGATTGAGATATTCCGGGCGGGAACGCATACCGCGATGGCGGGACAGGAAATCAGCTTTTCCGACGAGGATATCGACAACATGGCAGCGGCCTATAACGGCTATCGCAGCGCGGGTTACGGTGCGCCGCTGTGTCTGGGGCATCCGGCCAGTAACAGCCCGGCCTATGGCGAAACCACCGGACTGATAAGCAAGAACGGCAGGCTTTTCGCACTGGTAAAACCGGATGATACCCTGCTGGGGCTGGTGCGCTCAGGGCGTTACAGGAAAGTATCTGCGTCATTCTATAAGCCCGGCGAGGCCAGCAACCCGGCAGGCACCGGAGCTTGGTATCTACGCCATATCGGTTTTCTCGGCTCACAGCCGCCAGCCGTTAAAGGGCTGGAGCAGGTGGAATTTATGGAAAGCGCTTACCCGGTCTGTTTTGGTCACAATGAATCACACGTTTATTTCTCAGAGTTCGACGGCATAGCTGACAGCCAGAGAGCAGCGCAGCACCTTTTAATAAAGGATGTAAGCGAAGCCTGTAACGTCTCCTATTCCGAAGCACTCACACTCACCACGCCTTTTATCTGGAGTTATTAAAATGAAACCAGTTATTTCCCTTATCGAAGCACTGAACGCCGTTAAAAATAATCTTGCCTCCCTGAATGAGCAGAAAGAAAAACTCTCTCGCCGCATTAGTGAAATTAACGGCGAAATAACCACATTACAGGATATGCCTTTATCGCTTAATGATTACTGTTCTTTCATTCCTGAATATATTGAGCGATTCGGGCAGGAAGAATATCAGTCATTCAAGCGTGTCCTCTGCAACAGTTCCGGCAGTGAAGGGAACGCCGAACGCTGGGGCAATCTGGAGAATGAGAGCGGCGATATTTCCGGCCTGTTCCGTCTGGTGGGGTTGGGTGGAAACATCTCCCCGGCTGATACCGGGATGGCGGTTATGCGCAAGCTCTGCTTTTTCTTCCCGGATGTGGTCGCCACCCGCCTGACCGAAGCGCTTAAGAAGGATAAAAGCGTGGTGTGGGGCAATGACAAACTTCCGTCACTGGCAGAACGCCGTAAGACCGTTGCGGCGCTGGTCAGCGAACGTACCGGGCTTGAAAGTGAACTGATGGCTGTCAGCGAGGAAATTGCCGGGATTACCGGAATCAGCGGCCTGTCCCTGACCGAATGACGCCACCGAACCACTCATTACCGGAGTGAACCATGAGCAATAATTTTTCTGTTGGCGTGATGATTGGCGGCATTGTCGGGAGCAGTTTTCGTTCCGCGATGAGCAGTACCCGGCGTACTCTGGATTCTCTCGGCGACACCTCACGCCGACTGACGGAGCAGCAAAGCAGCCTGTCACGCGCCATGCAGCGTTACGGTCAGGTTGGTTCGGGCGTAGCCTCGCGCCTGAACAATGACCTGCAACGGGTCGGCAGAACGCTGGAACAGCTTAACCGCCAGCAGTCCCGCCTGTCGGCAGCGTCTGCCACTTCTGACGCCCTGAAATCTAACCGCATGGCGCTCTACGGTCAGGGAGTAGAGGCGTATGCACAAGTCAGGGCTGCTTACAGTCTTGTGTCCCCGGCTATAGAACAGTCGGCATCGTTTGAAGATAAAATGATTGATATGTCAATCACAGCGAAATATGACGATAAAACCCGTAAGACTCTGGGAGAGCAAATCAAAGGGTGGTCGCTCAAATACAACCAGTATCAGAGCGATATGCAGGACGCCGTTGGTTCACTTATCAGCGATAACATTGACGGGCTTTCAGATATTGGCAACTACATGCCGAATATCGCCCGTGCAGCCACGGCAACCCGTACCGCAGGAACGGAATGGGCAAAGGTTGCGGCGGTGTGGCAAAACTCGCTGAAAGGCAGCGCAAAAGAATTTGGCGCGGTACAGAACATCATGGCCTACGCAGGTGACCAGGGGTCTTTTGAAATCCCTGACCAGGTGAAATGGATTCAGTCGCTTGCGCCGATGATGCAGGGTATTGCAGACGGTAAGGATGCAGTGGCGGAGATTGGGGCCAGTTTGCAGGTCGCTATGATTGGTTCAGGTTCACCGGATGAGACTGCAAACAATTTCAGGAACTTCCTCACCAAGATTTTTGCGCCTGATACGCAGAAGCGATTTGCCGATTTAGGTATCGACCTGATGGGGTCTCTTGCGAATTATAAAGCAGCCGGAGTTTCCCCCATTGAAGGTATGCTGGATGTAACCCAAAGATACCTTAATGCAACGAGTCCGAAAGCTCTGGCTGGTTTTAAATCCGCAATGCAAATTCAGGACAACAAAGCGCGGGACGAGGCCTTACAAAGTCTGGCTAAAAACTTTGGGCTGGGTGAGATGTTCACCGATATGCAGGTAATGGCGTTCGTTCGCCCTATGCTTGCTAACATGGATAAATACAGGGCAATCCGCTCTGGTGCACTTAAAGCGGCTGATAATGACCTGCTGGCGGCATCCTATGCTGAAAGGCTCAAATCGCCGCTGGAAGCAACCAAAGCCCTGATGATAAACACCCGTGATTTATCTATCTCTCTCGGCGATCAGTTGTCCCCTACATTTGTGTCAGCAACCCGGCAATTAATCCCGATGATTCAGACAACGAAGCTCTGGATAGAGCAACATCCGACGCTTGTTCAGGGTGTGGCAAAAACCGTGGGCGCACTGCTGGGGCTGAAAATTGCCACTGTCGGTCTGAAGCTCGGCCTTAATCTGCTTTTTTCACCTTTTGTTGGGATGTGGAAAAACGCTGTTCTGGTACACACTCATTGGGTGAAGCTGAAAGCCGCACTTGGTGTTGGTGGCAGGTTGCGCTGGCTGGCTACTGGATTCAGTACCGTAGCGAAGGGAGCCGGGACGCTGGGTAAAGCGCTGGCAGGTGGGCTGTTCAGGGGCGTCATGGTCGTTGCAAAAGCATTTCTCTGGTTTGGCCGGGCGCTGATGATGAATCCCTTAGGCATTGCGATAACCGTCATCGCCGGGGGCGCATACCTGATATACCGCAACTGGGGGGCAATAAGTCGATGGTTCTCACAGCGATGGGAGGAAGTCAAAACGGCCTTTAACGGCGGCGTTCTCGGCGTCAGTAAGCTAATCCTGAACTGGTCGCCGCTGGGGCTGTTCTACAAGGCGTTTGCGGGGGTCATGAAGTGGTTTAACATCGACCTTCCCGGCCAGTTTACCGAGTTTGGCGGTCACCTGATTGACGGACTGGTGAACGGTATCAAAAATAAGTGGGAGTCGCTCAAGAATACCGTTACCGAGATGGGCGATAGCGTCGGCGGGTGGTTCAAGGAAAAGCTGGGGATTCACTCGCCAAGCCGGGTCTTTATGGGCTTCGGTTCAAACATCGCAGAAGGGGCGGCGATTGGTATCGGTCAGTCTGCATCGCTGGCGCTAAAAGCCTCCTCGCGGCTGGCTGATATGATGGTGCCGGATGTACCGAAAGTACCACCCGTATTAGAGCGCTATATGCGCGGCGACCTTACCTTATCCAGAGGCCGGGATTCACATTCACCGGCAGGTGCAGGGATTAACGTCATTAACCATATCTATATTGATGGCAAGAACAAGTCACCAGCACCGGATGTAGCGAATGCGCTTAAGCTGTCCATTCCTGAGATTGAAAGAGCGCTGGAAGCTATTCTTGCCCGTAAGCGCCGGGTTGCTTACGACTGATAATTTGTAATTCCTTTGCAGTATCTGAAAAGCCGCACCGTGTCCATTTATCTCACGGATTGCGGCTTATTTATCGCGCGGTGGATCATGTCTTCCAGTTTTTCGGATAACGGGGAGACGCATTAATACCCTCACTCAATGCATCCGCATCCTGAATACAGCCATAGGTGCGCAGACCGCGTGCATGAGTGTTACCCAGCACCATCGTGTTGTCCGGCAGGAAGTTCTTTTTGACGCCGTTTTCCACGTACTGTCCGGAATACACGACGATGGCCACATCGCCATACATTCCCTTATAAGACACCGCTTTGCCCAGGTCTTTTACCGCTGTCTCCAGTTCGGAATGAGAGCCGCGACGGGTATCCAGCTTCTCCCTGACGGCTTTGAAGGAACGGAACAGCGCCCAGCCTTTCGGGTCAAACACGATGATATTCACCACGCCGCTGGCGTTCAGCGCGTAGGCTTCGATATCGTCGGTCGGGTCATACGTGGACTTGTCACGCTTGCTCCACTCCGTGACGCCAGACTGTGTGATGTTATTCGCTTCACTGCGGCCCATATCCACCTCAACCGGATCGAAGGCTTCACCGGTCATGGTGTATTTGCCCTTGAGCACGGCAGAAACTGCCTGCATCTCTTCGACCTGAGCAATGGCCAGCTCTTCGTCTCGCATGTTCTGCATGATGATGCGACGGCGGCGGTAAGCCGGGTCCGCCAGATTCTGTGGATCTTCATCCGGCAGGCGACGCAGGGTCATCTGCGGATTCACCTCATGCTTGGGTTTGACATATCCCGGCGTAAATTCAGAGGTGGAGCCGCCACGGGAACGGATAACCTCACCGGAAACAATCGGCGAAACGTACAGCGCCATGTTTACCAGTCCCGGAATTTGTGAGAGATAGACTTTCTCCGTAGTGAAGGGATAGCTCTCACGGAAAAAGAGACGCAGAAACAGCGGATCAAACTTAAATTTCTGCTCATTTGCCGCCAGCAGCTGGGCGGTTGTGTACATCGACATAAAAAAATCCCGTAAAAAAAGCCGCACAGGCGGCCTTTAGTGATGAAGGGTCAGGTTAAACGATGCTGATTGCCGTTCCGGCAAACGCGGTCCGTTTTTTCGCCTCGTCGCTGGCAGCCTCCGGCCAGAGCACATCCTCATAACGGAACGTGCCGGACTTGTAGAACGTCAGCGTGGTGCTGGTCTGGTCAGCAGCAACAGCAAGAATGCCAACGGCAGCACCGTCGGTGGTGCCATCCCACGCAACCAGCTTACGGGTGGAGGTATCCGGCATCAACGGAGTCATTGCTGGCGTTTTCTTACTCAATCCGCCGGGCGCGGTTGCGGTATGAGCCGGGTCACTGTTGCCCAGCGGCTGGTAATGGGTAAAGGTTTCTTTGCTCGTCATAAACATCCCTTACACTGGTGTGTTCAGCAAATCGTTAACGGCATCAGATGCCGGGTTACCTGAAGCCAGCGGTGCCGGTGCCCCCTGCATCAGACGATCCAGCGCAGTGTCACTGCGCGCCTGTGCACTCTGTGGTGCTGCGGCCAGAATGCGGCGGGCCGTTTCCACGGTCATACCGGGGGTTTCGGCCAGCACGCGTGCCTGTTCTTCGCGTCCGTGAGCCTCCTCACAGTTGAGGATCCCCATAATGCGGCTGTTTTCTGCCGCAACCGCTGCGGTGATCTGCGCGTTCACGTCCGGCTGCGCCGCGCTGGCGTTTTCGCCCTCCGTCGCTGGCACCACGTCAGTAACGTCAGCCTGCGAAGCAGTGGCTGAAACAGTTGTTGATTGAGTCTCTTTGGTCATTCGCCCTCCTGAGAGACGGGATTTACGTGCATCCAGTGCATCACGCATGACGGTGATCGCATCGGTGCTGTTAACAAGTTCATCAGCCAGTCCGGCATCAATGACCTCCTGACCGCTGTACACTGCAGCCTCGGTATCCAGCACAGCCTGCACGGACAGGCCGGTATATGCCGACACCTTCTGCGCAAACATCTGGCGGGTTGCGTCCATCCGGGACTGCAGTGTCTCCCGGACGTCATCCGGAAGATGGCTGTAGGGGTTGCCATCCACCTTATGGCTGCCGCTGTAAATCAGCGTGATTTCCACACCCTGTTTCTCCAGCGCAGCACCGTAATTACTGTGAGCCATCATGACGCCGATGGAGCCTGTCCGGGCGGTCTGCGTGACCAGACGCCGGGAGGCGGCACTGGCAAGCAACTGACCTGCACTGCAGTTCATGTCGTTGGCAAGCGCCCATACCGGTTTTATGTCACGCACACGGGCGATGATGTCAGCGCAGTCAAATGCCCCCGCCACCATCCCGCCGGGCGTGTCCATATCGAGCAGAATGCCGTCCACCATCGGATCGCTGGCAGCCTGTTGCAGACGGGCGATAATGCCGTTGTAACCGGTCATCCCCGAGTACGGCTGCAGCGCCCGCGTCCGGCTGACCAGCGTGCCGGACACCGGCAGCACGGCGATGCCGTTCATGACCTGATAACTGCGGGCCTGTCGTGGTCCGTCATCATCACCGGATAATGCCAGCGTCGCGAGTGCCTCCTGGGCAGTCAGGCTGTCGCCGGACACCGCATCCGTCAGGCGGCTGATCCCAAGCTGGCCTGCAAGCGCACAAAAGAAAACCCGCGCATAGGCGGGTTCAAGCATCAGCGGCTCATTAAAGGCCATGCTGGCAATATGCGGGAGATTACGCAGCTCTGCTGTCACTCTTCTCCTCCTCTGTTGATTGTCGCAGCCCGGATTCAAATGCTGCAGCCGCCCAGGCGGGCGGTTTAAGACCGGCTGCGCGGCGCTCCATCGTTTCACGGACCTGCTGGGCAAAAATTTCCTGATAGTCGTCACCGCGTTTCGCGCACTCTTTCTCGTAGGTGCTCAGTCCGGCTTCTATCAGCATCACCGCTTCCTGAACTTCTTTCAGACCATCGATGGCCATACGACCGGAGCCTATCCAGTCGCAGTTCCCCCAGGCACTGCGGGCTTCCTGAAAACTGAAGCGCGCTTTTGAAGGTAACGTCACCACGCGGCGAACGATGGCCTCTTCCAGCCAGCACAGAAACATCTGGCTCGCCTGACGGGATGCGACGAATTTTCGCCGCCCCATAAAGTACGCCCACGACTCGTTCGCACTGGCCCGTGCCGTGGAGTAGCTCATCTGGGCGTAATTCCGGGAAAGCTGCTCATACGAGACACCCAGCCCGGCAGCGATATACCGCAACAGTGACTGCTCAAACACGGAGTAGCCGTTATCCGTGTCCTGAGCCGTCTGCAGGTTCAGTGAGTCCCCCGGCATCAGGTGCGGCACTTTTGCGCCTCCCAGACGGACCGGTGCTGCGGCGTAATACGCGGCAATTTCACCAATCCAGCCGGTCAGCTTGTCCCGCTGCTCCTTACTGTTCGCGCCCAGAATAAAATCCATCGCTGACTGCGTATCCAGCTCACTCTCAATGGTGGCGGCATACATCGCCTTCACAATGGCGCTCTGCAGCTGCGTGTTCTGCAGCGTGTCAAGCATCTTCATCTGCTCCATCACGCTGTAAAACACATTTGCACCGCGGGTCTGCCCGTCCTCCACGGGTTCAAAAACGTGAATGAACGAGGCGCGCCCGCCGGGTAACTCACGGGGTATCCATGTCCATTTCTGCGGCATCCAGCCAGGATACCCGTCCTCGCTGACGTAATATCCCAGCGCCGCACCGCTGTCATTAATCTGCACACCGGCACGGCAGTTCCGGCTGTCGCCGGTATTGTTCGGGTTGCTGATGCGCTTCGGGCTGACCATCCGGAACTGTGTCCGGAAAAGCCGCGACGGACTGGTATCCCAGGTGGCCTGAACGAACAGTTCACCGTTAAAGGCGTGCATGGCCACACCTTCCCGAATCATCATGGTAAACGTGCGTTTTCGCTCAACGTCAATGCAGCAGCAGTCATCCTCGGCAAACTCTTTCCATGCCGCTTCAACCTCGCGGGAAAAGGCACGGGCTTCTTCCTCCCCGATGCCCAGATAGCGCCAGCTTGGGCGATGACTGAGCCGGAAAAAAGACCCGACGATATGATCCTGATGCAACTGGATGGCGTTGGCGGCATAGCCGTTATTGCGTACCAGATCGTCTGCGCGGGCATTGCCACGGGTAAAGTTGGGCAGCAGGGCTGCATCCACACTTTCACCCGGTGGGTTCCACGCCCGCAACTGCCCACCAAATCCGCTGCCACCGCCGTGATAACCGGCATATTCACGCAGCGATGTCATGCCGTCCGGCCCCAGAAGGGTGGGAATGGTGGACGTTTTCATACATAAAATCCTGCAGGTCCCCTGCGTCGCTGTGTCATGCCGGTCTGCACTTCCAGCTCCGCAATGTATTTTTTCAGGTCAGATACGGAAGTGGCCGTAAACTCCACTCTCCGTCCGTCTTTCTGTACCGTTGCCACCCGTTTTCCTGTCATCAGGTCATGCAGTGCCGCACGGGCAGCGGCAAGTTCTTCCTGTCGAGTCATTCATTCTCTCCGGATAAGGCACGGGCGTAATCTGCCAGTGTTTTCTTGTTGGTTGCTGCACCATCCTCTTCCTGCAGGCTCGCCAGCAGTGCACTGAGATTCAGCTGCCAGCGGGAAATACTGATGCGCAGCGCCGCCAGCGCATAAACGAAGCAGTCGAGTGCCTCATTGCGTCGCTTTTTGCTGTCCCACAGTATTTTTTTCCTGCCATCCACCCATTTTTCGACCTGCTCTTCAGCAGTCAGCTGCTGCGCTTCGGTCAGATCAAAAATATCCGGGTTATTCGGGAAGTGAACGGCACCGGGAAGCGGTTCATCCCCTTCCGGCGTCAGTGTGAAGCGGTTATAAATCTGCTCTTTCGCGGTATCCGTACCGATTTCGGTAAGGTAAACCCCGTTTTTGTTTCGCTTACGAGGCATGCTGGCCACCGGCTTACCGTAGACGGATGCCCCTTTAATGGGGATCACCCGGAACAGCCCATGCTTTTTCGAGCGTTCATACACAATGGTCGGGTCAATCCCGCCAGTATCCCAGCAGATACGGGATATCGACATTTCTGCACCATTCCGGCGGGTATAGGTTTTATTGATGGCCTCATCCACACGCAGCAGCGTCTGTTCATCGTCGTGGCGGCCCATAATAATCTGCCGGTCAATCAGCCAGCTTTCCTCACCCGGCCCCCATCCCCATACGCGCATTTCGTAGCGGTCCAGCTGGGAGTCGATACCGGCGGTCAGGTAAGCCACACGGTCAGGAACGGGCGCTGAATAATGCTCTTTCCGCTCTGCCATCACTTCAGCATCCGGACGTTCGCCGATTTTCGCTTCCCACGTCTCACCGAGCGTGGTGTTCACGAAGGTTTTACGTTTTCCCGTATCTCCTTTCGTTTTCATCCAGTCTTTGACAATCTGCACCCAGGTGGTGAACGGGCTGTACGCCGTCCAGATGTGAAAGGTCACACTGTCCGGCGGCTCAATCTCTTCACCGGATGACGAAAACCAGAGAATGCCATCACGGGTCCAGATCCCGGTCTTTTCGCAGATATAACGGGCATCAGTAAAGTCCAGCTCCTGCTGGCGGATGACGCAGGCATTATGCTCGCAGAGATAAAACACGCTGGAGGGATCATCCGGCGTCCATTTGAGGCCAAATGGCGTCTCTTTATCGCCAAATTTAAGGTACTGCTCCTCCCCGCAGTGCGGGCAGGCAACATGAAAACGCATAAAATGCGGGGATTCACTGGCTGCACGCTCAATCTGGCAGGTGCCTCTCACTTTGGGCGTGGAGCCACGGATGGACTTTGGCCAGACCGAGCCTTCAATACGCTTGTCACCCAGGAACGTCGGAGAGCCTTCCTGTTCAATATCATCATCAAAAGCAGCAAGTTCATCATAACCCGCCACATCCACCGACTTTTCACGGTAGTTTTTTGCCGCTTTACCGCCCAGGCACCAGAAGCCACGACCATTGGTGAAACGCTTCATGGTGAGCGTGTTATCCCGGTGCTTTTTGCCATACCACGGGGCCAGCGCAAGCAGCGAAGGAATATCACGGATGGTCGGCTCAACGTGAGTTTTCATAAAGTTCTCGGCATCACCATCCGTCGGCAACCAGATAAGGGTGTTGCGCTGCTTATGCTCTATGAAGTAGGCATAAACACCCAGCAGCATTTTGGAATAACCAACACGGGCAGACTTCACCACATTCACCTCACGGATGTAGTCGCTGCCCATCGCATTCATGATGGCCCGCTGAAAGGGCAGTGTTTCCCAGCGCCCTTCCTGGTATGCGGATTCTTTCGGGAGATAGTAATTAGCATCCGCCCATTCAACGGCGGTCTGTGGCTCCGGCCTGAACAGTGAGCGAAGCCCGGCGCGGACAAAATGCCGCAGCCTGTTAACCTGACTGTTCGATATATTCACTCAGCAACCCCGGTATCAGTTCATCCAGCGCGGCTGCTTTGTTCATGGCTTTGATGATATCCCGTTTCAGGAAATCAACATGTCGGTTTTCCAGTTCCGGAAAACGCCGCTGCACCGACAGGGGGATCCCGTCGAGAATACTGGCAATTTCACCTGCGATCCGCGACAGCACGAAAGTACAGAATGCGGTTTCCACCACTTCAGCGGAGTCTCTGGCATTTTTCAGCTCCTGTGCGTCGGCCTGCGCACGCGTAAGTCGATGGCGTTCGTACTCAATAGTCCCTGGCTGGAGATCTGTCTCGCTGGCCTGCCGCAGTTCTTCAACTTCCCGGCGCAGCTTTTCGTTCTCAATTTCAGCATCCCTTTCGGCATACCATCTTATAACGGCGGCAGAGTCATAAAGCACCTCATTACCCTTGCCACCGCCTCGCAGAACGGGCATTCCCTGTTCCTGCCAGTTCTGAATGGTACGGATACTCGCACCGAAAATGTCAGCCAGCTGCTTTTTGTTGACTTCCATTGCTCATTCCACGGACAAAAACAGAGAAAGGAAACGACAGAGGCCAAAAAGCTCGCTTTCAGCACCTGTCGTTTCCTTTCTTTTCAGGGGGTATTTTAAATAAAAACATTAAGTTACGACGAAGAAGAACGGAAACACCTTAAACCGGAAAATTTTCATAAATAGCGAAAACCCGCGAGGTCGCCGCCCCGTAACCTGTCGGATCACCGGAAAGGACCCGTAAAGTGATAATGATTATCATCTACATATCACAACGTGCGTGGAGGCCATCAAACCACGTCAAATAATCAATTATGACGCAGGTATCGTATTAATTGATCTGCATCAACTTAACGTAAAAACAACTTCAGACAATACAAATCAGCGACACTGAATACGGGGCAACCTCATGTCAACGAAGAACAGAACCCGCAGAACAACAACCCGCAACATCCGCTTTCCTAACCAAATGATTGAACAAATTAACATCGCTCTTGAGCAAAAAGGGTCCGGGAATTTCTCAGCCTGGGTCATTGAAGCCTGCCGCCGGAGACTGTGCTCAGAAAAAAGAGTTTCTTCTGAAGCAAACAAAGAAAAGAGTGACATTACTGAATTGCTCAGAAAACAGGTCAGACCAGATTGAAGCAATTTAGATAATCGTGCAGACTACGCCCCCTCATATCACATGGAAGGTTTATCTATGGATCAGGTAGTCATTTTTAAACAAATATTTGATAAAGTTCGAAACGATTTAAACTATCAATGGTTTTATTCTGAGCTAAAACGTCACAATGTCTCACATTACATTTACTATTTAGCCACAGAGAATGTTCATATTGTATTAAAAAATGATAATACAGTGTTATTAAAGGGCCTAAAAAACATTGTGTCTGTCAAATTTTCAAAGGATAGGCATCTTATAGAAACGACCTCTAATAAGCTGAAATCCAGAGAGATCACATTTCAGGAATACAGAAGAAACCTTGCTAAAGCAGGAGTTTTTCGGTGGGTTACAAATATCCACGAACAAAAAAGATATTACTATACCTTTGATAAATCATTACTATTTACTGAAAGCATCCAGAAAACTACACAGATCTTACCACGCTAAACCATAACGTCCGGCTTCTCTCACTCCTGAGCCGGACTGCATTGGTTTAATAAAAACCATCAACAATTGTGATTTAGATATTCGGAACCATTCAAATATAACAAAACCCCGTAAAAACGAGGTTTATGGATAAATTTTATTATTGAATACATCAGATTAAATTAATCTTGACATCATAGCTTTCAAGACCCGTCATTTTTTCCCGTGCGGTAAACTGAATACTGGTAACTTCTTTCCCGGTCTTTTTCTTAAGTTCAATAATTTTTTTTGTTATATATTCAGAAATATCTGCTTCTGCTTTTGTTTTTAAGTTTTCAATATTCATCATTTCCTCTTTTAGTCTGTTATGACTTTCCAGTTACACAGTAAGTCGATTATATGGTGCAAACGTGTAAAAGATAAGATGAAACATCGCAATAATCAACATACGATAGTCTAAATTTTACACAAACAGACAAAGAGAATTTTCCTGAATTATCAATGCAATAGCATCAAATCAACTCAAGAGCCTTATTGCTGCTTCCAGAATTTCTTCTGAAGTAACATGTCGATCCGCGGCTACATAAATGACTTTATGATCTCCGGTCAGAGATGGAAACCCTGCGGCCATTACAGTAAGGTGTGTTTTTTCGCCATTTGGATATTCACGCATGATGGTGTTAACTCCAGTCATCGCTGGCACTACCACTGCTGGTTCAGAGTTAAAAAAAACTATGATTTTTTTCATGATGTTACCGTAGTATGTGAGTATCCATCGAATAGACACCAAGCAAAAAAGCTCCCGAAGGAGCCTTCATTTTCACTTTTTCAAATCCAACGACAGACGGCTGGCATTTAAGTATTGTGAAATATTATCAAATGTAATCATCATTGATTTACAAAAGATACATTTTGCCCCGAAAGGATTCATGTCAGAAACATCAAAAGATGATGTTCTATACTGGGAACCATGACAACACGGGCATCTAAAGTGAATATGGTTTGTAATATTGTCTACCTCAAAGCGCCACTACATGAACAGCGGCAGGACCTTTAGGTCCGTTCTCAATACCAAATTCAACTTCCTGATTCTCAGTTAATGTTTTGAAATCGTTGCTCTGAATTGCTGAGAAATGGACAAACACATCTTTGCTGCCATCTTTCGGCGTGATGAAACCAAAACCTTTTTCAGGGTTAAACCATTTCACTAAACCAGTCATTTTGTTAGACATAATTATTACCTTTTGAAGAAATTAGCCCTTGGGCAGAATGGTCCGAAAAAAAATATCAGAGAGAAAAACCAACAAGGAAATCTCAAGAGGTACAAATAATAAAATTATAACAATGACTGCTTCAGATAAATTTGTAACAAACCAGAACACCATTAACGCATGATTAACCACCCATAGCAAGGATTACTTTTGTAAAGAAAAACACAGCAATGAAAGAATAGCTTTATTTATTAATAAAACGTGTCATTCTGATTAAGACCTTTTATCTTACCCTTAAGATTTCAGGAATTTTGGCTCATGGAAGAGTCCTTTTTATTTAAATTTTACATTCCGCGATGTAAATGTTCCGATTTAATATTACCCTACATTTGATGCTTTTTATCTCTTAAAGATTCATAGATCTGTTGACAAGTCACTCCTGCGATGTAGCGTTCGTCAGCAATTTCAGCATAAAGCTGAGCTTCTGCTGCAATATCTCCGAGCATGTTGGTGAGCATTCCTTCGGCGGTTTTGGTTGTTTTGCCTCTGACGGCAGCGGCAAGATCTGCGGTATGCTTCGCTGCGTCAAGGCGTATGGCATATTTTTTTGCTTCGGCACGCAACTGGTTAACACTATCAGACAGATAAGCAGCCCTGGCAGAAATTTCAGCAGATTTCTGTTGCGCATCTTTAACAGCCTCATCACGGGCTATAGTTCGCCCCTGTTCAATTATTCGAGCAGCAAATTGAGCATTTACCTCTTGTGATAATGCGGCAGCATCACGTTCCGCCCATTTTTTTTGCCATCCTCGGTCGCTCCAGACATTTCCGACGATAAATCCTGACAACACGAGAAAAATCACCATGAATATCTGATTCACTGTTCTATCCCCCAGCAGGTTAATGCGCTCTCCTGGTCACGACGAATAACCTGACCGTAACAGTTATTTGAACGAATGCGGCAATCGCGTCCGCCATCCTTAATCCACCAGCGAATCGCTTCGCATGCACCTTTACGATCACCAGCATTCAGCCGCTTATAAAACGTCGACGGGAAACACTTACCGGGGCCAATGTTATAGGGACAAAATGACGCGATACCCGCTTTTTGTGGTTCGGTCAGTGGTACTTTAATATTGCGCTCCACCCATGCCAGCGCCTTATCACGCTCAATGGCGTTGACCTGGTCGCATTTTTCCTTCGACAGTTTCATATTGGGAAAAACGGTTTTTCCATCCACCACTGTGGCACCCCGACAGATGGTCCATATGCCAGAACCATCGCGGTATGCCATTGTGTGGTTACCTTCTTTTTCGTCCAGAAACTGGTCAAGTATCTGAGGAGCAGATGCGCCAGCACCAATCAGCGCCAGAACGGCAGCCGACAGGCCGTATCTGATTTTTGTGTTCATAGATATTTATGATGAGGACGCTCGTGCTTATTGGCAGGATTTTCAATCTTAAAGGAGTACTGATGCTGCAGATAAGACTCAACTTTTTCTGACAATTTTTCTGCTACTTCCAGGAAGACTTGCCGGACGCTCCTTCTGGCTGCTGCCTCATAAAACTCCAGCGCAGCTCCTTCAACACGGTCCATGGCGACATCCAGGTCAAAAATTTCACCGTCAAAGCGTTCTTTGTCCTGTAAGGCTACAGTTACCGTAACTTTATTCTCAAAATTACGGACTCCTTTCACAACCAGTTCATAGTCTTGAGTCATTGGATTACTCTCCTCTCGCAGCCTTACGCCTGTCTTCTTTAATCTTGAAATAAAGATTTGTCAGATACGTCAGCAGGCCAAAAACCAGGCTACCCAGCACACCGATTGCAGCCCACTGTGACGGAGTTACTTTATCGAGTAACTGCAATGCCCAGAAACCAGCATTACCCGCCGATGTGCCATAGGCAACACCTGTTGTTAACTTATCCATTGATTTCATATCCTCACCCCGATGTACACGGATGGTGCAATATGTTTGAAAAGATCGGAGTCTACGGGGTAGTTTTGACAGCACACGTTGTTCTCAACGGCGCTAAAAAAACATACACATTAAAAATGTGGGTAATTATTTTGAAAGAAAGTCATATATAAAATAATAATACGAGAAATGTTTTCATATTTAGTGTACTGTATACGGCCATTTATACAGGAAAAGCCTATGTCAGAACGTAAAAACTCAAAATCACGCCGTAATTATCTCGTTAAATGTTCCTGCCCAAACTGCACCCAAGAGTCAGAACACAGTTTTTCAAGAGTACAAAAAGGTGCCCTTTTGATCTGCCCTCATTGCAACAAAGTATTCCAGACAAATCTTAAAGCTGTAGCCTGATTGATTTTATTAGTAACAAGTATTTTTTATATTTTAATAATATATTTAAAGCAGATAATAAAAAACCCGCCTGAGCGGGTTTGAGATTGTGGTGCTTTTTGTGGGAGTCATCCACTTACGCACTTTGTTTTGCCATGCCAGCAGTTAGCTTCTGCTGTAAAACTATTCATGCAGCAAACCTGCACTTCACCACAATGGTTAGCATACTTTTCCTGATTAAGATTTTGCCAAATATGCTAGCCATTGTTTCATGTATTGGACCTCCTTACTTTTTATTAAAGAGATCCAATATTCACTACTCTGTCCGTATCTCTACTCAGGCATCAGCCTTCTTCGTTATCGTATACAGACGAGCGATGAATTTTAATCAGTAATGATGACATTTGCTGCTGCAGGACCTTTAGCACCACTCTCTATAGAGAAGGTAACCTTTTGACCTTCAAATAAGGTTCGATAATTATCATTCTGAATCGCAGAAAAATGCACAAACACATCTTTACTACCATCAACAGGAGAAATAAAGCCGAAACCTTTATCAGCGTTAAACCATTTTACTAAACCAGTCATTTTATTTGACATTCTACATTCCTTAACTTGAGCCTTTCGGCATAAATGGTTTGCATAACAGAAACGACTTCGTACTTAATTGGAGAGACTCAAAGAAGGAATAAGTGAATAACACCTGAAATGAGAACTGCTTTAGTAAACTACTTCGTATATCGTCTGTTCTTCAAACCGACGCAATCATTAACGCATAGTTGAACATATGAAGCAATGTTTATTTTAGACATCCAGCCATCTTCAACCCCATCAAAAAACTATAGCTTTCTTCAGGAACGTGTGTATAGTGCGCCAAGTTATCAGTATTAAGGAATTTTTTTGTCCCGTAAAATGACAGGAATTGTCAAAACCTTTGACGGCAAAAGCGGCAAGGGTCTTATCACCCCATCCGATGGTCGTATCGATGTCCAGCTTCATGTTTCAGCGCTCAATCTCCGCGATGCAGAAGAAATTACCACCGGATTACGCGTGGAATTTTGCCGGATAAATGGTCTGCGTGGCCCTTCAGCTGCCAATGTTTACCTTTCATGAGCTATATTAAAGCTTTAATTTCAGGCCCCATCGGATCACACATGGAGAGTTTTTATGAATAACCCCGTCTGTCTTGATGACTGGTTGATTGGCTTTAAAAGCTTATGCTGTACTTTGGCCGTAATAGCTCTGCTAATAATATAATAAGCAGACTCATTGTGTTTAGGGACATTGTACTGGAAGAAAACATTTTAAACATCAGGCAAATAACCAAGTCACCAGCTAAATAATAAGTTAACAGACATGAGTCCCGGGATGAGATTCAACATTACCATTGCCCCATTTAAAGCACAAAACCCGCTCATCAGCGGGTTTTCTACTTTTTCTTAACGTCGGGTATACAAAGCCCATCGTTGAAAAAATTTTATCCATATTTTTTGAAAAATGCAAACATCATGTCGCCATCTTCAGCAAAAATCATTTATCTCGTCACCTTCCTCAATTGCGCTTCCGCGTATGCTTCTTCCTGCCAGCACTTTGTTACCAGTTTACCAATGACGTCCGCATACCCCTTATACCACTGATAATCGGTCAGGTCTGGTACCAGCTTCTGGACATGACGTCGTGCCAGCGTGGTCGGTAAACGACTAAACCGGTTTCCATTACAACGCCCACAAATCTTATATACCGGTACGCCATGAAACCGGGTTCTTTTTTCATCCAGAACAATCCCTTTACCCTTACACCCTCTGCACGCTGTGCTGGCTTCGCCCTTACCATGGCAATGCTGACATAGTTCCTTCACCCATTCTTCCTTGATTACAGATTCCCCGCGTCTGTAGTGTTTCACCACTTCGCGCAATACATTATAAAATCCCGTACCTGAACAATGCTCACAGCGAGCCTTACTTGCCGCAGACCTGGAGTAATCAGCAAAGGCAAAACTCACGAGGTAAGGAATAATCTGTAACCGGATTTCTTCACTCAATTTGTTCAATGTCGGGTTATCCAGTGCCATCGCGTAATTTAGCAGGCCTTCAATCGCAAACTGAGGGTCCTGAACACCAACTTTTGCCAGAAATAAGGCCAACCCAAGTGGTGCTTTCGACTGCACCATCCCCTGCGCTGCCATTACATCCGTAATTGTTAAACAACCGGTGCCTGTCGCTGGAGCGTCATCGCTCAATTTTGGAGATTTTGGGGAGTAATATTTTGGTAAGGCTTCAAGGTTCATGCTCGTTCTCCACTTACGCCAGTACGCCAATTGCCAGCGCGCGATCGATAAAACGAAATATCAGCTCCAACTGGGAGCCATACTTATCTTCAAATGCCACTGTATCCGTATGCAGCTCGTTGTGATGCTTTCTGCACAAAGGCAACACAAAGAGATCATGTGCTTTTGTTCCCATTCCGCCCTGCCCGTGACCAATCAGATGATGCGGATCGTCGGCTGGCATACCGCAGCAAGCACACGGCTGTGTCTTAACCCAACGTGTGTATTTCTCCTTAACCCAGCGGCGACGTTTAGGCAGCTTCATGAAAGATTCCGGAGACTCTGGATCAACGGTGATGCTTACCACCGTCTTTTCCTGTGGTGATTTTTGTTGCTGGTGGGCGTAAGGCAACGGTGCAAGATTTTTTGTGCGTTGTTTCAATATGCTGGTGGCGGTCTGCTCTCCCGGTACGATGTCGCTTTCGCGGTACACCGAGCAGATTTTTTCCGCTGGTAATCCCAGCGAACGACGCGATACAGCCTCAGGTAGTGCATCCACCACCTGATTGCAGACCGCCCACCAGGATAATTCAGCCAAAGATAATTCCCGCTCCTGCGTACCGCTTATTGCGTGACGGATGACGTCAATCACCCATGCTGTCAGATTTTGTTGAGCAAGCAGCTCCAGTGATTCCGATGTCTGGTCACGCAGTTGGTTGTCGCAGTGCCAGCACAACACCATTGCGCCGGTACCATAACGGTGAATGACTGTTTCAGTGTGATGGTAATCGCCATTAGGCCACTGGCAGGATGTAACATGACGTAATAGCCAGTCGGACAATGCGCCAACGCCGCCAGCAGCACGAATCACCCGTTCGTTACTAAAAAACGGCAGCAATGTTTTGTCTTCCGCCAGCGGCTGGCGAACGGCAGGAACGACTCCGGATGGCAGATTACGCATGCTTTTTGGTTCCGGTTCCACCAGCACTCGAGGATTATGAAATATCTGTATGGATTCACGGCCCGGCTTAAGGACCACCAGCCCAAGCTCAGGCACCAGAACAGGTCTAAGTAATACCCGCACGTTACCTCCAGATCCGTTGCTGGAAAGTGCGGGACGCACGTGGTGGGCGTTCGGAATAAGGCAGCCTGACAGAGATTATCCAGTGCCGATAGTCGAGACTGAGAGCTTTCTTAACCTCGAACCCGCGCCTGCGGTAAGAATGAATCAGCCATTCGGCCTGTTCTGCAGTGCATGGAGGGTGCTGGAACCATTCAGACTTGAATGCGTGAGAATACCGCCCGTGCGTGCAGGCAAGAACGGGCGAATTATCAGAATTGTAATATTTTGCGTTGCGTGCCATCGGTTTTCTCCGGTGGCACGGTGTTACTCAGCGGGAGTTCAGCCCCGCGCAAGATTGTAGATGAGTTTATTCTCCTGAAAAAGCAGAAAAGCCAGCTTTTATTCCGATCTCTTTCAATGCCTGTAATGAAGTGACAAACTCACCTTCGCGCAAGATAAATCCGTCCGTGACCCGAGCATCCACAAAATTAATTAACGCAGCCCCATTCTTTCGCAAACACATAATGCGGTAATGACTAACAAGATTTCCATTTTCAACGCACACAGCATAGAGGCCATCTTCACAAAAAATTTTACGCAGTTCTTCGATGTTCATCATCAGAATCCTTCCGGATAATTAGCTCTCCCCTTTAAGGGACCATCCCTCTTATCCCTGCGCGCTACTTAAGTATTTTTGATTCTATTCCGGCACCGTCCAGAACTTCAAACGCGTTGAAAATAAAAACAAAAACCCGCCGAAGCGGGTTAAGTGCGGGTGCGTTGAGGATGCCTGCCACATCAGAGGTGGCGAGGGATTTCTCCCCCGCCGGGTCTCTTACTCCTCAGGTTCGTAAGCTGTGAAGACAGCGACCTCCGTCTGGCCGGTTCGGATTCGTACCTCGCAGAGGTCTTTCCTCGTTACCAGTGCCGTCACTATGACGGTTAAACAGATGACGATCAGGGCGATTAACATCGCCTTTTGCTGCTTCATAGCCTGCTTCTCCTGTCAACGCAAAGCAGAAGTGTCACCTTCGGTGCGAAACAGAGATGTCATGCTTTGGTTCAGAGAATGCGTTTGACCGCCTCGCTATATACTTCCGAGCGTTCTCTTTTCCCAACAGAAATCACGAAAACGACAACTTTCTCGTCTATAACCTGGTATACAAGGCGATAGCCTGAAGACCGGAGCTTAATCTTGTAACAATCAGGCATACCACGGAGCTTGTTTGCTTCAATCCGGGGTGACTCAAGTACTTCAACCAGCTTCTTTTTCAACTGTTCACGTACCGTCGAGCCCAGCTTTCGCCATTCCTTTAGTGCCCGCTCGTCAAAATCCAGAAAATACGCCATCAGAGTTCATCCAGCGTCACACGTACTGGCTTAGGATTACGAAGCCGTTCTTTCACTATCTCCACAAGTTCAGCATCTTCATCACTCAGGAGTGTCTGTTTGAACGGCAAGCGTTCATTGTCAGCGATATACTCGAGCATGAGACGAAGCGCTTCAGAAGGAGTTACACCCATTTTTTCAAGCGCGGCGTAAGAACGCGCTTTAAGTTCATCGTCAATACGCAGGTTAATGCTACCCATGTCTTACACCTCTTGTAATTACAAATGTCATTACAAGTATCGCACTACAACATGCTTAGGGCAAGTCACGAAGGAAGTCAGAAAGTAGTCGTAAGAACGGTGATCACTGTCCGCTTTGTGCCAGGAGCAGCCATTGCTAAGTCCATCCTGTATTGTGCAGGTCAGCTCGTTTTTAAAGAGTCCGGCCATCATCTTACTGGTACAGACACCATATACTTTGTGACGGTCAGGCTACATATGCACAACTCAACTTATTCATCTATTTTTTGCTTTAGCATGTCAGTGTTGCTTTCTCGTCGGCGGGTGAGCGGTGACCTGACCTGTCGATAAAGGAACGTAACACGTTTTATGCAACACCCGCATGCGGCAGAAAATTATTGCCGAACGTTTACCCCTGTCAACAAGCTTTACTTTCTGAGGCGCGCCAGCCCGCGAGGAAAACAATCTGAACATCAAACAATTAATGACACAAGAAATACGATTAAAGATTTTTTTGTGCATGCCGATAGTGCTTTTTTAAAAGGAGAAATCTATGTCTGTCACAATTCAGGGAAATACCTCAACCGTTATTTCAAACAACTCCGCCCCGGAAGGAACATCAGAAATAGCCAAAATCACAAGACAAATTCAGGTGCTGACTGAAAAGCTTGGGAAAATCTCATCGGAAGAGGGGATGACGACACAGCAGAAAAAAGAAATGGCTGCATTGGTACAGAGGCTTTGTTGAATAAATCGAACTTTTGCTGAGTTGAAGGATCAGATCACGCATCTTCCCGA